TACAGGGAAACACATAACGAGGGTGACTTGAAAGTCGAACCCTACCGTTTTCTCACTCTTGACGAGTGTTCCGAGACGGGGTTTACTATCCGGTCTCCAAGCAAGGCATGATGTTTTAACGGGCCCTTAGCTCAATCGGTCAGAGCAGCAGACTCATAATCTGCGGGTTGAGGGTTCAAGTCCCCCAGGGCCCACCATTATCACGTATTCATAATTTTGAAATTGCTCCGGTAGCTCAGTTGGCAGAGCAGCGGCCTTTTAAGCCGTTGGTCGTGGGTTCGAGCCCCACCCGGAGTACCATTTTTGAAAGGAGTTTTGAATGAGTAAACGAATTCGGATAACGAACATCAAATGGGATACCGATGGTGAAAACCCGAGGGATCTCAATTTGCCGAAGTCGGTTTATACGACGGAGGAGGAAATCGGGTACGATGTTGACAAGGGTGATGAGGATGGTCTTGCCGATTTTGTCGGTGATTGGCTTTCCGACACCTACGGATTCTGTCATTTCGGGTTCCGTGTGCGCGTTCTCGATTAGTCTTGCAAACGGTCGCTTTGCGGCCGTTTTTTTATGTGTTGCATGTTTATACCTGTTGTGGTAGAGTTCTTTTCAAACACAGGAGAAACAACATGTCCACAGAAGAATCGCTGATCGACGGTGTCAAGCCCGTCCCTGTTGCGTCCATAACCGGTGCCCAGGAGGGCCGTGAGTCCCCCAAGCAACGTAAAAATCGAATGATAGCCAGTTTGCGGCGACGTACCAAATTGCCGGTACCCAACGAGGTATTGGAATTTGAAAAGGCCAATGGGATTACAGTTCCGGACAAACAAGAGCAGGAAGAGCCGATCGATGCTCCTGCAGTATCTGTTACGCCGATTCCTAAAAAACGCGTGTATAAAAAGCGGGATAAACCACAGCCCAGAAAAAAGATTTTGATTTCGATTTCCATCCCCGGTGCCGGGGTTTACAAAGTTCCTGTTTACGATGTCGTCGACGCCAATTTCGGACTTTTTGTTGTTTTCGCCGATGGCGGCGACGACCCCATTTTCATACCTGACGGTGCGAGTAAGGTTGTCATTTCAACACCAGACGGGCTAAGACAGAAATGTTTTTACCCGGGTGTTGTGGCAAAGATGCCCGGGTTTGATGCCTGCATCATGGCTTTCATAAAAGACGATACCCCAGATGGTGACGAGAATGCTTGACGCAGCCTTTGCACGGGTAGTATAGTGATTGCGGAGATTTTCATATGGAAAAGAGAAATGTCATAGAAGAAGGCCGGACTCCCGGGTTCGTCAAGAAGGCGACCGCGGTTCCAGATGACTTTGAAAAGCGGGCCAAGTCCGTTTTCGATTCATTCAAGGAACGCAAGCCAGTTGAAAAGAAACAGCGGCCAAAGGCCCCCATAAGAGATTTTTAAGCATGGCCACGCAGAATTACGCCATTACGTCGGGGGGTCAATACGCTTCGACGTATACCGGTTCCGAGAAGTTTTCGAACCCGTTTTACGATATAGCGTCGGATTACGTCCCGAGAAACATTTATGACACGTTCCGGTGGGCGGAATATCTGTATGTCACTATGGGCACGTACAAATCGGCAGCTCGTAAGGTTGTCCGGTATTTTCTGACTGACATTGATTTTACGGATGCTTCGGAACAAGAGCAGGAAAAGTACAAGAATTTCATGTACAAGGACCTGCATATCATGACACAGCTCGCCGAAATCGGTGACGAGTTTTCCGTTTATGGCAACGTGTTTGTCAGCATAATCTTCCCGTTCGACAGAATGTTGGAGTGCCCGATTTGCGGCACACAATACCATTGTTCCACCATCGATTATCGGTTTGACCTCAAGAACCTTGTGTTTAGCGGCGAATGTCCCAAGTGCGGGAAGGAAGTTAATTTCAACCGCAAAGACATTCCGAGTATGGAGAAAAAACGCGTTCGCATTCGGAGATGGAACGTGAAGGATATCCGTATTCGGGTGCATGCCATTTCAGGCAGAATGGAATATTTCCTTCAGTTGCCAAGCAAATTTGTTTCACAGGTTCGTGATGGCAATCATTTCGATATTAATGAAACTCCTTGGAGTATGTTGCAGGCTATTTCGAGGAGTTCTGGTGTCGTGCTTTATAAATTTGACGAAGGCGGCGTATATCATCTTAAAGAGGTCACGCTTTCCGGCTTTGACATTCAGGGCTGGGGCATTCCTCCCGTTATTTCCAATTTCAAGCTGGCCTATTATATCCAGCTCATGCGCAAGTACGACGAGGCTATTTCGTTCGATTTCATTACTCCGTTCCGTGTTATCTTTCCGCAGGCGCAGTCGGGCCCCAACATGGATCCTTTGCAGACAATGAACATGAGCCAGTTCGTTGCCAGAGCCGAGGAGATGATCGCCAGGCGCAGGAAGGATCCCACCAGCATTCAGATCGCTCCTTTTCCGATTGGTTACCAGATGCTTGGTGGTGAGGGCAAGCAGCTTGCACCTAAAGAAAATGTACAGATGGCTACCGACGAGCTTTTGAACGCCGTTGGTTTCCCTGCGGAATTGTACAAAGGCACCCTGTCCGTACAGGCAGCCCCTCTCGCACTCCGTCTTTTTGAGCGGACGTTCGGGGCTCTTGTCGACGGCTATAACGACCTCATTGCGTGGATGCTCGACAAGATTTCCAACTATTTCAACTGGGATTCCGTTTCTGGTCAGCTTCGCAGCGTTACTCTCGCCGACGACCTCGAACGCAAGGGTGTGGTTCTTCAGGCCGCTGCCGGTCAGGATATCTCCAAGCAGACGGCTTATCGCTCCATGGGCATCGATTACATGGACGAGCAGAAGAAGGTCGTCGAGGAACAGACGAAGATTCAGGAGATCCAGCAAAAGGCCATGGAAGACCAGCAGGCCTCGCAGGCTCCTGGTCCTGGCGGCGGTGGCGACCCTATGATGGCCAGCGGGCCCGGCGGACAACCCGGTGCAACGCCTGGAGACGTAAGAGATCAGGCGGCACAGCTTGCCAACCAGATGCTTACGCAGATGACGGAGACGCAGCGTCGTTCGGAGCTCATCAAGATCAAGCATTCCAACCCGACACTGCATGCACTCGTCAAACAGTTCATGGCAGAGCAGCGCCAGATGGCGGCCACGCAGGGTCAGCAGATGGTGCTGCAGCAGGGAGGGCCGATGTAAATGGCATCACTCACGGTCAGGTACATGAAGTCCAATTTCGGGCATGTCACTTCTTTGGGCAATGGTTTGGCGGTCGAGGTCACCAACGCCGTCGACATGCCCAAAAAGATATTCATGATAAAGCGGACAACCCAGTCGGCGACAGATCCGGAGTTGCAGTACAGCGATACTCTGGACGAGTTCAGCCATGTGGCCACTCCGGTCGATCTCAGCACTACACCAGAAGATTCGCCAAATTTCGACGAATCCGGTTCGTGGTATAGAACCAATTATTGGGAGTTTTCTTTCAGAAATCCCGATGATTTGGAAGATTCGTTGAATCTGCTTAGAAAGGATATTGCGCAGTTGGTCAGAAGCGTGAATGCCGAGCTGCGCGTGCAAGTGTATTTGGAGGAGACATATGAGTGAGACTACGCTGATGATCGGCCCGAGCGAGACTACCCGGGCTTTGAACGACGACAAGTTTCTTGAACAGTTTCCAATGTTCAAGACCATCAATGCCAAGAACAAGCTGTTGTCTTCAAATTCTGCTGGGTGTTCGTCTTGCAGAAAGAAAGCCATTGCCAGGAATTTGACGGCCTCGTTCCTTAACGTGTTGAAAACAATGCCCAAGGAAGATGCGGTCAAGATCAAGGAATACTTCGGCGCCGGCAGAATGATTTACCAGCGGCTCGACGCAAAGTCTGGCATTTACGTTACAGAGGTCGTATGACAACTTTCGACGAGAACCAGCCTATCCTTATTGTAGAGCCTCTTCGCGTAAAATACGTGATCGGGGCAATGTCCGAAATTCTTGGTGCCAACCACAAGTTGATGGGTGTCGATAAGATTTGGACCAGAACCAAAGGTGCCGGGGTAAAGGTTGCGATTCTCGATACCGGTGTTCCTAACCACAAGGATTTGCGTGTCGCCGGCGGCAAGTCGTTCATCAGGGGCTATTACGAAGACAAGAATGGCCATGCCACACATGTCGGCGGCATTCTGTCTGCAATCGAAGGCAACGGCATCGGCATTGCCGGTATCGCACCGGAAGCCGATGTCTATTACGGCGCCGTGATGGGCGAGGACGGTGCAGGTAGCATCAGACAGATTTCCGATGGTATCAGATGGGCGGTCGATGAAGTTGGCGCCGATGTGATCAATATGTCACTGGGCATTGTAGATACTCCGTTTGAGTTTCGTTCTCTCAGGTCGGCTTGTGATTATGCCGCAGAACATGGTGTTTCGATTTTCGCAGCCGTGGGCAACGAGGCCGGCAATGTCGGCCAGCCTGCCAGATATCCGAGCACAATTTCGGTTGGTGCTATTTCCAAACGGCTGAAACATCCCAAATTCAGCAATACCGGTGCTACTGTTGATTTTGTTTCTGTCGGTGTCGACGTGTACAGCACTTGGCTCAATAATCGTTATTGCTGTCTTGACGGTACGAGTATGGCCTGTCCGGCCGTTGCCGGGTTTGGTGCTTTGCTGATTGCCGATGCAAGACTTTCAGGTGCTGATCTCAGGTTCCCCGAATTGAAGACCAAGCTTGCTGATATGACCAAGGATCTCGGTGACCCTGGCAAGGATTTTGTGTTCGGATTTGGTGTTCCCGACGCTAACGCTATGGCTTAATTTTGTCCGATATTCAGCTATAATAATATGCTGGACACCAGTCTGGCGGCACCAAACGGCTCAGGGTCCTTCCAAAGTCATAGTGTCCAGTGCCTCGAGTGGGGTTAAGAACTGGATAAATCAATCAAAGGAACCTTCTGGCCCATTTTGGTGTCTTTTTTTAGTTGTTGCAAAATTTGCAATAACTTGGTATTTCGCCCGGCCTTGTTAAAGTTTGATGCCTTCGTGTGGCTCTTAATAATCCTTCTGTTCTTGTTATAAGAATATAGAAAGGAGGTGTCGTCTATGGACATCTACCGCGAGTTAGAGAAGAGGCGGCGGGCGTTACCCGCCGTTGCGGGGCGCATCCTTATCAGTTGTGTGGTCGGGCTCACGATGTGGGCCCTCCACCCCCTTCTAGGGGTCGTCGGGTTCTTCGCAACCTGGCGGATAAGCGAGTGACACGCGGCCCCGGATTCATTCCGGGGTCTTTTTTTAAGTATTGCATTTTGATTCAACGTGAGGTATAGTCCTTTCTGTTCGCCCCCCGTTGTAGCTTCGGCGAAGCGGCGCAGGCCATTCGGGAAACCGGGTGGCCTTGTTTTTTTGTTTACACGTTTTTTAGCTATTGCAATTTGTCGGGTTGTCGTTTATACTTCTCTTGTTTTCCACCCCCGGTAGCTTCGGCGAAAGGGCGCGGGGCTCCGGAAACGGGGCCCTTGCTTTTGATCTTTGGAGGGCTGGCAGAGCGGTTTATTGCAGCTGTCTTGAAAACAGCCGGTTGTTATCAAGGCATCCCGTAGGTTCGAATCCTACGCCCTCCGCCAATTTCAAACATGATTGCGAAAGGAAGTAAAGATTGCCAGTACAGTTTGCGGGGTGGTGCAGTAGTAGCATACCAGGTTCATACCCTGGAGATCGCCGTGTGCAAATCCGGCCCCCGCTACCATTTTTATTAAGTGCTGTCCGGTAGCATAATCGGTTATGCAGCGCCCTGTTAAGGCGATGATTGCAGGTTCGAGCCCTGCCCGGACAGCCAATTTTGGAGAGGTGGCCGAGTGGTTGAAGGTATCGCACTGCTAACGCGACGGGGCCTAAAAAGCTTTCGCGGGTTCGAATCCCGCCCTCTCCGCCATTCGCGGCCAGAGCCAGACGGTCAGGCAGCGGTCCGCAAAACCGTTTAACCCGGTTCGACTCCGGGTGGCCGCTCCAGTTTGAGATTGAAAATGAAAGTAAGACAACTAATCAAGCGGTTGAACGACATTGTGGCGGCAAACCCGGACAATGCCGAAATCGAGATTAAATGGTGGGACAGCCGGTGTGGCCATTTTGCACAGGGGGATTGTTGGCCGGTTCAGTTGTTTTATTACCCGCTTATGAAGAAGACGTTTTGTGTCATAAACGCAGTCGATGGCGCACCCGGCTGTTATGTGGCCGTATCCGACAGAGGAAGGAAAAATCATGACAACAATCAGCAGAATGTATAATGAAAAATGCCGGGCAAGTTCGGACATAAACGAACATTTGCCAACGCTTTTCAAATATGCCAAAGACTGCAGTTCGATTGCGGAATTTGGTGTGAGATCAGTGGTTAGTTCATGGGCTTTTGCCAATGCACGTCCAGATCGTCTGACATGTGTCGACATTGTACGCGCCCCGGAAGTTGACAAGTTTATCGAGATTTGCAAACGCGAGGGCCAGACTGTGGATTTCATTTTGGGTAGCACGTTGGATATAGAAATTCCCGAAGTTGATATGCTGTTTATAGACACGTTGCACGACTATGAACAATTGAAATCCGAGTTGGCAAGGCACCATTCAAAAGTGCACAAATACATATTGATGCATGATATTGTTTCTTTCGGCCACAATGACGAAAGCAATCCGAATGGGCGGGGTCTTGTCCCGGCAATCAACGAGTTTGTCGAAAGCCACAAGGATGAGTGGAGATTCAAAGAGATTTTCACGAACAACAACGGGCTTTGCGTGCTCTCCAGGGTTTGTTAATTTTTTCCTGTTTTCGGCTATAAGTATTTATGAAGAAAATAGATTATGGGTCTAGTCCCTACGACATTCAGGCCAGCCGCGGGCTAACCAATTGGTGCCTTCTCCGAGCTGGCCGATTTTTTTAGCTATTACAGGGTTTGCTGCCGGAGGGATTCGAACCCACACTCCTTGCGGAAGCGGATTTTAAGTCCGCTGCGTCTGCCAATTCCGCCACGACAGCGCAAATGGTGCTACCGGAGGGAGTCGAACCCCCATGGGTTTTTTACGCCCGCCGGATTTTGAGTCCGGTGCGTCTGCCTGTTCCGCCACGGTAGCGTATGGAGCCAGCGACCGGAATCGAACCGATAACCGCCTGTTTACAAAACAGGAGCTCTGCCTGTTGAGCTACACTGGCATTGGTGGTAGGGGGAGGATTTGAACCTCCGAACCCAAGAGGGGGCGGATTTACAGTCCGCTGCGGTTGGCCAGGCTTCGCATACCCTACCTTGTCTGGCGGTCTTTATACCCTTTTGCATGTCCTGTGTCAACACGTTAATTCACAAAACTTTTTGTGTTATAACTAATTACGGGTGTGTGGTATGCACCCAAGGAGTAATGAAATGAAAATAGTTATCTACAGTATGCTTGGTGCATTGTTGGCGATCTTCATCGTCTTCATAATCGCCACCATCGCAGCGTGGATGGATAACGTGGCCAATGGGATCGCGGAAATCAACAACAGGCTGCCGGCACCCTCGGATAACGAAGATCGACACGGCTCCTAGAAAAAGCCACGCCCGCTTCGGCGGGCATGCCGGGGCGGGTTTTTATTAGCTATTGTCGGACCTTAATTTTATGCGTTTTTCAGCTATAAGAATATGTGGATAACCGGGCTCACGAAGATGTCTGGCGAGCTCCACATAGGTACAACAACTAACAGAAAGTAGGTTAACATGAGTATCATCGCTTCCGCCGTCGGCACCATTTTTGCGTTGCTTTTCGTGGGGTTGATCATTGGCATTGTCTCGTGGTTCCAGAACATGAACTCCCGGTTGAATCGGTTGGCCGACAAGGTCGACAACACCGACTCCGCCATGAAGAACATGGTCGCCACAATCGCCACCATCCTCACCACTCCGAAGAGTGACGAAAAAACGAAGAAAGCCGACACGACGGTGAAGTCTGACGAGTACTTCGGCTGACTGAGAGGGCCTTCGGGCCCTTTTCTTTACCTATTGTTAATTTGTGCGCAATTTGCGGTATAAGAATATAGCCGGGAATTAACCTGGCGGAACAGGAGAACTAAAAATGAAAGCAGAAACACTCATTGTCAAAGATCACAACGGGAAAAACGTGGAATGTCTCTTCATCGAGAATACCGATACCATTCCTCCCCCTCCGGTCAACAACCCGTTTCTCAAACCGTATTCGATCGACGGCCGCAATGGCTGGGTCATCAGCATTCGCGCCATCAGGCGGGCTGTCGATCTGACGCTTTGGTTGCACGGGTTCACGAAGTCGGGGGTCGAGGATTGCATCAGGAACCTCTTTTTCCAGCTTCTCTACGGCAAGGACTGACTGCGGCCCCGGGGCACCAACCTCGGGGCTTTTTTTAGGTGTTGCGAATTCGCTTAATTTTCGTTGTTTTTCAGCTATAAGAATATGTGGACAACCAGGCCCACGAAGAAGCCTGGCGCGCTCCACATGAACAACTAACAGAAAGTAGGTTAATATGAAGAATGTGGAACTCTGGAACGATTTCGGAAACGAGTATTGCATGGTCAGAAATGACCGCGAACACATCGAACCCCCGAAAGCTTTGCAGTCTCTTTCGCTCTTCCACCGCACGCCCTTCACCCGGGGAAATTGGATCTTGAACATCCGTGACCTGGCGAAGATGAGCGTCACGCTGAAGTACGTGGAGGGGACCGTGACCGCGGAGGGGGTCGACGAGGCCATCAAGCAGGAACATGCGCGGCTCGCCGGATTGATCAACAGCTAGTCACATCCAACCCCCGGGCGAAAGCCCGGGGTGCCTTTTTTTAGCTATTGTGCACATTTATTTTTTGTACGTTTCAGGTTATAATAATATAGCCGAAAGGCGTTTGTCACATCCCGTGTGGGGTGGACATTCAAGTGTTTACACCGCGGAAAACGCGGGGAAAGGAAGCAATGACTCAGCCAAATTTCAACACTATTGTCGCATACCCCAAAGTGTTTCATGACTTTCTTGAACTGGGGGACAAGTTAGTCAAATCTGGGGAAATCGCCCGGGTGGGGGAGTACGGGTTCCTGGGGAGGCCGTATCGGCGCGGGCGGGTTCATGAGGCTCACATGCGGGTTCATGAGACTCGTGTGAGGGTCGAAAAGATCCAGGAGCCCATCGAGGACGGGGGCTGCGGTCGGTATAGGCTCAACCTGTGGGAAGACCCAGAGGGGGAATTCCTGCTGACCACGGACCCCGAGGACGAGTCCGTTGACCTGGGGTACGCCGAAGGCCAGCATTGGTACCTTGTTCAAGTGTTGCCAGTGCAGCCTCTCGAAGAAGACGAATGGTTCTGATAGCCTACACCCCCTGTATTGCAGCAATGCATGCGGGGGCTTTTTTTAGCTATTACACACAACTTCTCGTTGCAATTGTCAGTAATAGCTGTTATTCTACATGCACACGAGTATTGGAGATTTCCCGATGGCAGACAAAATACCCGATAATTTGAGGGCTTTCGACGACATGGATTCCGCCCGCAAGTGGATGCGGGATGGGGCGATCGAAGCATTGAAGAAGCGTTTTCCGATTGAGGACGACACGTACAGGCTCGAGCTGGACAACCCCAGATACGACCACGAAGAAAACGAGTACGGCCTCAAGCGGCAGAAGGAGGCCCTGTTGAAACGGGGTTATCTTGCCGACAGGGTGAGGGGTACATGGCGGCTGGTCAACAAGCAGACCGGCCAGGTCATGGACGAGAAGGAAGCCACGGTCATGCGGGTGCCGTATCTGACAAACCGCGGCACCTTCATATACAACGGCAACGAATATTCGGCCGCTTCGCAGTCCCGCCTGAAGAACGGTGTGTACACGAGAAAGCGCCAATCGGGGGAAATCGAGTCGTTTTACAGCATCAAGCCTGGGACTGGGCGTAATTTCAAGATGTGGATGGAGCCCAAGACCGGTGTGTTCAGGATGAACGTCGGCCAGGCCAACATGCCGCTTTATCCCCTGTTGAAGGAACTCGGTGTGACGGACAAGCAGATTGCCGCTTCCTGGGGTCCTGAAGTGGCTGCCGCGAACGCCAATTCCAATTACGACGTCCGCGACATGCGCCGGTATTACGAGAAGTTCATGGGGAAATCCCCGGGGAACTTGGGCGATACCGAAGTCAGGGAAGCTGTCCGCAATGCCGTTACGAGAGCTGAAGTCGATCCTTGGGTTGTATCGAGAACGCTAGGTTTGGACAATGTTTCACACGTCAGCCCAGAAATGCTGCTCCGTGGTTCTCAGAAGATTTTGAACGTTTCAAGGGGCGAAGAACAGCCTGATGACAGAAACGCTCCGATGTTCTCCAGAATCCTCGCTCCGGAAGACTTCATCCGCGAGCGTATCGAGAACGATGCCGGACGTGTGGCGAGAACCTTGCTGTTCAAGTCGAGAAGGGCCGGCAACCTCAGCCGGGTTCCTGCAGGCGCCTTGGATTCGTACACGAAGGAATATCTGATCAAGTCCCGTCTGACCCAGCCCTTGGAGGAAACCAACCCGCTTTCCTTGCTGGAGCAGATGAGCCGTGTCACCAGAATGGGCGAAGGCGGTATCGGTAGTGCGGAAGCGGTTACTGCGGACGCACGTGACGTGAATCTTGGCCAGCTCGGTTTTATCGATCCAATCCAAGGACCGGAGTGCATCGTAAGTGGTTCATACATAAAGACTTACGGAGGTTTCAAGCCCGTCGAGGATATGACGACCTCCGATTACGTCTGGGCCCGTCCAGACGGCAGCAAGCCGCCCGAGTACACCCGCCCGCACCGTGTTATCATCGCCCCCTACGAAGGCGACATCTACGTCATCGATCACCCCAAGGTCACGTTTAGGGGCACCCCCAATCACCGCTTCTACTGTAGGCTCCCCGACGAGGAGCAGTATGACTTCCGGTACATCGCCGATCTCAAGGGCCTTTCTTTTTACGTATTGGCCGGCGAGAATTTTACCGACCCCGTCCTTATCGAACCTTCCAACGTTTTCGTCGAGCCTTTCAACGGCACGGTGTATTGCATCCAGATCGCAGGCGGCTTGATGTATGCGCGGTACGGCGAGAAAGGCGAACACTGGACTGGCAATTCCGAAACCATCGGCATCGACACCCGGGTTTCACACAGGACGTTCAAGGGCAAGGACGGCCAGATGTACGGCGAGTTCCGGGATGCCAGGACCGGCAAGATGGCATATCTGAAGCCGGAAGACGTGGCGGACAAGGCGATCGCCTTCCCCGGCGAAATGGCTTCGAAGAAGCCCACGGCCTATGTTTCGTATCAGGGCAAGATCCAGGAAGTTCCGAAGGACCGGGTGGATCTTGAAGTGCCGAGCTTTGGGCACATGATGTCGGCAATGACGAACCTGAACCCCATGCCGACTTCGGTGCAGGCCGCCCGGCAGTTCTACGGTTCCAAGTTCTGGGGACAGTACATGCCGGCCACCAAGGGCGAACTTCCTTTGGTGGATTCCGTCATGGACGACGGGCAGAGCTTCAGCGAATACTACGGACGCAGGGTGGGCAGCCTGACGGCGAAGAAAGCCGGCAAGGTGATCTCGATCGACGACGACACCATGAAGGTGAAGTACGAGGACGGGACCAAGGGCGAGATCGATCTGGTGAAGAACCTCCCCATGAACCGCCTGACCCAGATGTCCTACGACACGCAGCTCAAGCCCGGCGATTCCTTCAAGGCCGGCGATCTGCTTGCAACGAACAACTTCGTGGATCCCAAGACGGGTGCTTTCGCAATGGGGCACAATCTGAAGGTGGCCGTCGTTCCGTACAAAGGATACTCGCACGAGGACGCACAGGTGTTCTCCGAATCCGCGGCCAAACGCTTGAGCACGAATCGTCTGTACGGGTATGACCAGGACTTCGACAACGATGTCAAGGTCGATTACAAGAAGTTCACCGCCCTCTTCCCCGACAAGTTCACGAAGGAGCAGCTGAAGGGCATGGGGGACAACGGAGTGGTCAAGCCGGGCACGACCCTCAATTACGGCGACCCCATTATTTTAGGTGTCGGACCGAAACTGCTTGGCCCCGAAGACGCACAGCTGGGCAAGCTGAGCAAGGCACTGCGGCATGCGCAGACCGACAAGTCCACGGTTTGGGAACACCAGTATCCGGGTATTGTCACGGACGCGGAAGTGACGAACAAGGGGGTGTCCGTCAACGTGAAGGCGGACGTTCCGTTGCAGGTTGGCGACAAGACTTGTTATTCCAGTGATACCGAAGTTTTGACTTTGGCAGGGTGGAAGAACATTGCCGATGTTTCTTTCGACGATGGCGTGGCTACTTTGAATCCGGAAACCATGGAATTTGAGTATCTTCATCCGGAAGCCCTGCAGAAATACCGGCACGACGGTCCTCTGTATCATATGGAAAGCCAGCAGATTGACGCTTTCGTCACCGGTAATCACAACATGTTCGTGCAACGCCGCGGCAAGACGCATTTCGAGTTGGTACACGCCGACGATATTTTCGGCAAACGCGTTTCATACAAGAAGGACGGCAAATGGAACGGCATCGAGCCGGATTGCATCACGATTCCCGGATGCATGGTTGGACATCGTTGGGGGGAGGTGTGGCGCCCCGACATCCGCATGAAACCGGAAACTTACATGATGCTGCTCGGTATGTTCATTTCAGAGGGCAATTGTGTTGACAACAAACACTCTTCAACGTACGGAATAGAAATCTGCCAGATAAAGCCGTCCAATGTTGAAAAGGCGAAAAAGGCTTTCATGGAAGCCGGCATCGATGCGCGGTACGAAACGTACACCCATAAGTTCCACTTGTATGGCAAACCGTTGTTGAACCACTTCAAACAGTTTGGCTACAGCCACGAAAAATTCCTGCCTCCGTTTGTTTTCTCACTTTCTTCGCGTTTGCAAAGAATCTTGTTTGATTGGTTGATGTGGGGTGACGGGCATTGCAAATCGGAACGGCCCGTTATTTATACCACAGCATCCAAACGGCTTGCCGACGATATTCAACGGCTTTGCCTGCATATCGGTTACGCCGGCAACATCCGTAAAATCAGGTACAGGGCCGGCCGAAAAATATACATCCACGACCACGAGGCAACCAGTCATTACGACATTTACGACGTCGCCATCATCACGAAGAAGCTCACTCCGACCGTCAATCACGGCCACGTGAAGTCACAGAAGGTGCAGAACGAACGATACGAAGATTACCATGGTTTCGTGCATTGCTGTACCATGCCAAAATGGAACGTCATCTATGTTCGCAGAAACGGAAAGGCGTTCTGGTGCGGCAATTCAACCAGATACGGGTTGAAAGGCGTGTGCGGCCGCATCGTTCCGGACGACCAGATGCCCAGGGACCCCCTGACGAACGAACCCTACGACGTCTTGTTGAATCCAATGACGATTCTGTCACGTGTGGCCCCGAACCAGTTGATGGAGATCGGTTTGGGCAAGGTGGCCAAGCATACTGGACAGCAATACAGGATTCCGCAGCTTCCCCCGCAGGAGGGGTGGGCGCAATGGACCCTCAACCAGATGCAGTCTGCTGGAATTCCGGAGAAGGAAGATCTGTTTGATCCCGAGACGGGAAAGACCATCAAGGGCATCATGACTGGTTATATGTACACTCTTCCCTTCCACCATCTTTCCGAGAAGAAGCTGTCCGGGCGTGGATCATCCGGAGTGTCCTATTCCTCGGATGAACTGCCTGTGAAGGGCGGAGGGGAGGGTGCCCAGGCGAAGAGGATGTCCGGCATGGACAACACGGCTTTGATCTGCCATGGCGCCCTTGACGTTCTCAAGGACTCCCAGGTCATCCGCGGCGCCAAGAACGAAGACTACTGGAAGGCTTTGAAACTCGGTAGACCCCTGCCGGAGCCGCAAGTCCCGTTCGTGTACAACAAATTCATGAACCTGATGAAGGCGGGCGGCATCAACGTCATGAAGCGGGGATCCAACAACCTGGACCTGCTTCCCATGACCGACAAGGACATCGAACAGCTCTCGGGTGGCGCCATCGACGACGGCCAGATGGTGGACAAGGACATGAACCCTGTGAAGGGCGGATTGTTCGATACCGCAAAGGCAGGCGGTCTTCTCGGCAAGAAGTGGACGCATGTCGATCTTTCCGAGCCCATGCCCAATCCTGTGTTCGAGGAGCCCATCAGGCGGCTCCTCGGTCTCTCGCAGAAACAATTCAGGGCCATTCTTTCCGGAAGGGAAGACCTGGACGGGGAATACGGTGGCAAGGCATTCCAGAAGGCATTGGCCAAGATCGACGTGGACAAGGAGATCGCCCACCAGAAGCAGATCCTCCAAAGCTCCAAGGCATCGAAGAGGGACAATGCGGTCAAATGCCTGGGATACCTGACGGCCCTCAAGAAACAGGAACTCACGCCCAAGGACTGGGTAATCACCAAGGTTCCGGTACTCCCACCCGTATTCCGTCCGGTATCCAGGCTGGGCGACACTTTGCTGCAGGCGGACATAAACGAGCTCTACAGGGACGTCATCGAGTCCAGCAAGTCCCTATCGGATTTGCGCAAGGATCTTCCTGACAGGGACCTGCAAGACGAACGCGAGACCCTTTACGACTCCATACAGGCCGCCTTCGGTCTGGGAGATCCCATTACCCCCGAGGGTGCAGCCAAAGGACTCAAGGGGGCCCTTCGCACGATCACGGGCAACGGCAGTCCCAAGTTCGGGTTCTACCAGTCCCGCGTTTTGTCCAAGCCAATGGACATGGTGGGCAGGGGTGCCATATCCCCCAATCCCAACCTGGACATGGATACCATCGGCATCCCGGAGGACAAGGCGTGGGAGCTGTACAAGGACTTCGTGCTCCGCCGGCTCACCCAAAACAACATCCCCGGGCTGCGTGCTTTGGAGATGATCGAGAACAGGGAGCCTGCGGCCAAGCAGGCACTGATGGATGAACTGGCGTACAGGCCGGTACTCATGGACCGGGCGCCGACCTGGCACAAATTCAATATCCTTGCTTACAGGCCATATCTATCCGAGGGTGCGACCGTACGGGTTTCACCATTGATTCTCCAAGGTATGAACGGGGACTTTGATGGAGACTATCAGACCGGCATTGTTTTCGTGGCTATAGGGAGTAATGCGCCACAGTCTTTGAGAGACCAGTTGAACACTCTTGGCGAGGGAGAAACAGTCGTGGCTGAAACCAGAAGAAACAAGGTGTTGGTGAAGGACAGGTTTACGGTTTATCCTTTGGATTTGCAGGATTTTCCGCATGGAACCTGGGTTGGCAGACGCAAGGACGACAACTACGACATCGACTTCTACGAGGTGCCGAAGGGTATCCATGTGTTCGCCTATGACGAGCAGACCAGGAAGATTGTCTTGGCAGAGGTGGCTGGTTGGTCCGAACATCATAACAGACCAATGGAAATTGTCACCCTCAGCGGCGGCGAACAAATTTATACAGATGACGATCCAAGGGGTGTCTATTGTATCGATCCATTCGGGAAGTTTGGTTTCGAGATGTCCAGAATGACCCCTTCGCAGGCTTTGGAGCGGGGTGTTTTCGTCCCTGTTTCAAGCCAGCCGATCGTTTCGGCCAAGCCCAAACTGAGGCTGGATCCCAAGACCCAGACCTTGGGCGACACCGGTCTGGACATGAACTGGAATCTTGGTGTCGTGGTCGGTATCGTGGCTACCCGCGGCGAAGCCCCTTCCAGGGCGACTGCCAAGGCCGTATTGTCTGACATGATAGAGTCCGGCGTTATTTCCAGACTGGCTGTTTCCAAGTTGTCCTTGTCAATCTACAATCCAAGACCATTCGACCGTCATCTGCCCTGCTGGTTCCACTCCGGCAGCAAGGATTTCCTGCTTGGGCTGATCAACGGCATTGTTCTTTCGCTTGGTTCGATCTCCATGAAGAGCAAGAAGAATGGCGAAGAGCTCCTGATTTCTGTTTCTTCAACCAGCCTCCGTCTTTTGCGTGAGACCAGACGTGTTCTGAGAATGCTTGGTGTGCATTCAAAGATTTCGTTTGCCCGAAAATCGAAGAAGAATGGCGATTCATGGCTGTTGAACATCAGCAGCCTGGGTGCAAAGCGTGCCAGGTTGTTCAAAAAGATCCCCGACGAGACCATGCGGAAGATTTTCAACGATGCGGAAGTCGATCTCGAGGAAAACAGCTCGCTGAATGACATCATTCCGCTTCCGGACGTGGCCCGCAAGGCCATCACGAGGTGGATTTCACAGAAAAAGCACTGCAATCTGTATCATACGATCTTCGAAAGCTTCAAACGGGGTGGTTACATCACCCGTAGTTGCGGTTTCAGGGTCAAGGAAATCGCCGAGAAGATGCAGGAGAAGTACGTTGCGGATTTCGATAAGGCCAGAAGTGCCTTGGACAAGCTGATCGAAAAGGTCGGCGAGTCCGTCGAGCCTCTCACGCCTCCCGCCAAGTTGCAGGGCGTCGTGATGAATGGTATCGAGGCCGTGTCGCCTTACTCGGCATATGGCGCCGGGGATGACAAGGTCAGGGAGGCCCGCAAATATGCCCGCTGGCTGTCAGGCCCGATCTATCCGGATGTCCTCCACGAACTCGCCAGGTTCTTCAACAGCACTTCGCCGTGCAGAGGGCTTGCCGGAGATCCGCAGTACAAGCTGCTGGTGGGCATGCTGGAGAATCCTGTTACGTGGCACAAGGTCATCAAGGTCGAAAAGACCGAGAAAATCGAAACCGGATACGATCTTACGGTCCCAGGGTATGAAACCTTCATGTCCGACGAGGGCGTGGTGCTGTCCAACACGGTCAATTTCCACGTTCCAGTGTCCGACAAGGCCGTGAAGAATGCCTTGGACAAGATGTTGCCCAGCAAGAACCTGATCAGCTTGACTGACTTGCGGGAATCCATGTCGAACCCTAGACAGGAGATGGCGCTTGGTTTGTATGCCTTGACCCGGGCTCCTTCGAGAAAGGCTCCTGTGCGGTTCAGGACGGCAGAAGAAGCCAAGGCGGCTTACCGGGCTGGCAAGATCGCTGCAAACGATCCAATTATCATAGGTTGAACGAATGAAAGATCTCATTAAGTTGGCATTTAGACTGGGTTATCGGCATGGGCTCGAAAGAGCATCCATGTCCAAGAGCGCCCAGAATCAAATGACCCGGCCCGAGCGTGAAAGACGCAACCAGGCTAGACAGCTATATCCCGGTGTTGTACAAGGCGCGCCACAGCGGGGTAGTTTGGGTTTAGTGACTAAATTTGACCCAGACAGCTTTACGCCCTTGGGTGGTCTTGCAAAATTGAAAGAACGTGCTAGGTCGTTTTCTCCTGTACACCCGCCTTCTTCCAGCCTTCCTGATTTTACTCCAAGAGCAATTCAAGGGTATACCAACCCAAATGCGGGACCAATTCCGGTTACTGGCAACATGTATGGCATGACAAGAACAAATGTGCCAGATCCTTTGATCGCAACACGCAGTTTCCAGCATGGCGCCGGATTACCTGTTTCTTTTGTTCCTCCGGTTATTCCGCGATATGATCCAACGGCCGAGACACACAAAGTCCTCCAGGACTCTGCCGGGGGAGTAAACGACTTCTTCAATGACATTATTTTGCCAATGAAGAAAAAGTACGGTGGAACTCCTGGTGTTGATTACAACCCTGAATATTTTGTCCGTGATTTTCCCAGCACTGTACGGCCACGAGTTCCACAAGTTAAGAAAATGAAGCCTATGTGGTCTGGCTACAATCTTGGTGACAAGGTTTATATCTCGCCCAGGACTGATCAAACTAAAAAACAAAAGGTTTCAACGCTTGTTCATGAAATGCTTGGCCATTTGCTGCATCGTGATGCTTTTCTTTCTGGCAAGAGCGGCTATTCACAACGTGATTTGGATCTTCTTAACAAAGCGTTTGGTTGGGATTTGGACACAATGCGGCGAAGTTATCGGTCTGGAGCTATTGGGCAAGATACCGTAGAACATGAAGAGGGTGCAACTCTAAAGCAGCTTCAGTGGGATTTGTATTTGAGACTCAAGAACAAGCTTGGCAGAAAACCAACATTTGAGGATTGGGAGCGGCTGGGCGAGTCGTATAGAAATTTAGAGTCATTCTATGGATCTCCTGAGCAAAATTTTCCGCCTCTATGGCGCCTTGCCGACGGGTACGTCGATAACAGCTTTGCAAATGGATACGGCAGTGATATGTTCAGTCGCAGAGAGCGTGAATTTCTTGATGTTCATGATGATCCATATCCGAGCTGGTGGCAATTCTGGAGATCAAACGAGCCTATTCGGTCGATGCCGCCCATAGAGGATTTCAGCCCGGAACAGCAGCAATTATACAGAGATCGAGTCTACGATTCTTATGAACAGCGGACTCCAAGTGTAATTGATGCTATTTTTACAGTGGCACAAAATGGTCAAAATCAGCCGGGTTATTCCGGATTCGCGGATGCATAAATCATGTTATCATAGGTTGAACGAATGAAAGATCTCATTAAGTTGGCATTCAAATTTGGATACTCGAGCGGTTTGTTGAAGGCTGCCGCCCAAGACTACGGGGGAATGAATTATGGCAGCGGCTATGTTCCGACTTGGGAAGAACGGCGTAAAACCAAAGATCGTGCCTACCAAGATGCAATAAAGACCTTGGAGGCAGAGCGGGCCGTCGATAATGATTTTTTCAATGATATCGTGCTGCCGATGAAGCAAAAATACGGTGGTACACCCGGAAAAGACTATAATTCAGGATATTATTATCGTGATTTCCCGAAGTCTAAAACGCCCGGTTACTTTCCGTTGCCTTTTGTGAAGGGTATCAACCTCGGCCCTTATTCTATTGTATCGCCGATGACCGCTGCTTCCGCTGGACGTTATACAAACGCTCATGAAACTTTAGGGCATATGTTACATAAGGATGGATTGCCGTGGGCATTGTCGGGGTACTCGCCCTGGGAGAGGGATACATTGAACAAGGCGTTTGAGTTTGATCCAACCACCATTGCGCGTGTTTACAAAACTCCGCTGGGCCGCTTCCATACATTCGGGGAACAAGGCGCAACGTTGAAGCAAATCCAGCGGTATCTGTATTCAAAGCTCAGGGAGCAGACTCAAGAGCAATTTGGCCGAAAGCCCAATTTTGAAGATTGGGAAAAACTGGAAGCAGATTACCGGTCCGACAGCCGGGGCCCACAGTTTCCAGATTTGAGAACTCTTGACGATGGAATCATTTCATCGGAAAACGGAACTGCGGATCATTTTAACAGTTATTCTTTGGCAACCGATGCACGTCGCAAGCGGATGGCAAACGGAACCGAAGTTCCAGTTCCCGCTTGGAGGGCTTTCAAGCCGGATTACTCATTTCCCGAGCCGCCCAAGCCCGGTGACCCAAAATACGATGAATACCACAAACAGCTAGAAGAAGGGTTTCAAAGAAGACGTCCACATTTGCTGGACGCAATTTTCCACATTGGCAAAAACGGTCAGCGGCCCGGGTCTTATCGGCAGCCCGAGGCCGCCGGACAACAATACATGCAGGCCTGAACTACTATGACGCTTGTCGCAGGATAAATATTTTAGAAACCATTGGAGAACATAAAAATGAATAAAGAATTGATCAAACAGGCTTTCAAGCTTGGGTACGAAGCCGCAATGTCTAAGTCCGCGCAGCTGAGGATCCCCCAGTTCAATGCAAGGAGAGCAGCCGGGCGTATTAGCGACTGGTGGAACAACAAGACACAGACAAGCCCGTTTTTTGCCGGTGTGCAGGGATTTTACGACGGCGCTGTCGACGGCCTGCACAATTACGCAAACAATATGACGTTTGGTATGACAGACAGACTCGGTCTTACGGACGCCCAAAACCGTATGAAACATTATTCGCCGGCGGTTAGACGGACTTCTGACACAGCAGGCAAGCTTTCACGAACAGCTGCACTAACGGCTCTTGGTGTTGCAGCTGGAGCCCCGGCTCTTGGCGGTGGTGCCATGATGACGAGTGATTTGCCGAACCTGGCTCCGTCAGCAGCCATGTCCCGGGCGCCTTAATGAGTATCATTATAAAGGAAGGCAGTTTGTTCGACGAGTCGTTCGACGCCCTTGTCAATCCGGTGAACTGTGTCGGGGTGATGGGTGCCGGTTTGGCATTGCAGTTCAAATTGCGGTTTCCCGAGAACTTCGAGGAATATAAAGATCGATGCATGTCCAGGAGTTTGCATCTCGGTCAGGTGTTCATGCATTGTACCAGCATGGAATGCCCAAGATTCATCATCAATTTCCCGACAAAAGCCCATTGGCGCGATCATAGCAAGCTACGATACGTTGCAAGCGGTCTGGCAGATTTGGTGGAACACGTAAAAAAATTCGACATTACGAGCATCGGGATGCCCGCTTTGGGCTGCGGTCTTGGCGGTTTGAGGTGGAATGAGGTGAAACCGGTGATTGTAGATGCCTTGAAACCTCTGCAGAACTTATCGGTTACCTTGTTCCTTCCGCGAAATATCTTGCAAGAACAAAGATCCGAAAGTATTATTTAGTAAAAATCAACAGCGGAGAACATTATGGATAAAAATCTCATCAAACAGGCTTTCAAGCTAGGCTACCAGGCTGGCTTGGAAAAATTGGCATTTGAATCTCCTTGGGGATCTGCCGAGATTGGCAGCCCCGCCGATAATGGGGTAAACGGATATGACGGCACTAGTAATCCAGCTATCCACGCTCCTAGGGCTCATGAATCTGCCTATATTCCGCAGTTACAAGCCAGGTTTAATCAGTACGGGCTTTCAGCTAGACACCCGGCGAATGCACCACATATAGCCATGGATCACTACGTTCGTGGTTTTTCCGACGATATTTCTCAGGGTGAACTTGACGATGCTCGTGAAGCTCAGGCGGACACCAATGCTTTAATGTTCCATCCAAAGGGGACCCCGGCATACCGGAGGCTGAAGCAAAATTTTATTGATAGCGGCGCGAAAAATCAAAAAGGATACAAAAGAACGGGTGTAATTCCGGAAAGATCTGTTCCAGATATGAGAGGTATTAAAGGCCATACTTACACGCCTGAACAGCTTGAAAGAATCAGGAAAATACAGAATATAATGGTCAAGGCCCCGACGCAGACGTACGGGCCGTCCGGGCCTGCTGGAACCACTGCTTTGGCATAATCAAGGAGTAGAACAATGACAGCGAAACTCGACACGAAATTACTGGAAGAGGTCCAGAAGCTTGTAAACGAAAAAGTCGCATTTGTTCCCATGCCTGGCGGTGACCCGGGAATGGGTGGCGGAATGCCCCCTCCCGGAGCTCCTCCGATGGATCCCGCTGCCATGGGTGGCGGAATGCCTCCTCCTGGTGATCCTGCCGCAATGGGCGCACCCCCGATGGACCCGGCGATGGCTGGCGGAATGCCTCCTCCCGCCGATCCGATGGCAGCTGGTGCACCTCCGCCTCCCGCTCCTGCCCCCGCGCCTTCCAGCGGCATGATCAACATGACTTCCGATGAATTTCTGAAGTTCGTGAAGCAGATCGTCGCCCTGTGCACTTCCGGGAAGTTCGGCAACGAGCAGCCTCCGACGGACGGTGGTCCCGTTCCCGACGGCCTGGCCGCTATGAACGCCAAGATCGACGCTATTCTGCAGGCTACCCAGGGCTAAATACCCCAGCGGGGTTGCTTTATGCTGGGTCCCAAGAAAACAGTAGATTTGTTGTTGAAGTATGCCCGAGAGCATCATGTTCTCGAGAAGCTTGCGCAGCATTCAAACACAAATCTGGTTTTTAGGGCCGAGAGCGCCCCGCTGGCACCAAAGTCCCCACCGCCGAGGCCTTACGACGGGCCGGCTTTTGTAGATCCCGACAAACATCCTCCATCTTATAGGCCTCCGGAGGTGCACGCACTTCTGGACGATCTTATAGGTCACGAGAACGCCGACAAGTTCAGGTCTACAAGACTTGGCTCGTTTTTGAACGGTGTGCAGCGCGGTACTTTCAGGGCTGCCGGGGACGTGGTGAACGTCCTCGGGGGTGATATATCTTCCGGCGTCCGAGCGGTTGATTTTTTAGCAGCAGGGCCGTCCGAAGCCTATGACCGGGGTGTTTCAAACATTGCCGATGCACTAAACGCAGCGGCTGACCGGCAGGCCGAGGCAAACGAACTTGCCCAGCTTCGCAATCACGGGTATATACATGGCAAGCGTGTTGACAACGATTTGTCCGTTGTTGGCGAACGGGCGGCCCGTGGGCTGGCCGATGCCGGCGCGGTCTATGCAGCGTGGCCTGTGCTTGAGCGTTTGGCAACGTCCACAAGCGCTCCGTGGACTGCAGCCCGTTTGCTCAACGCCAATGGCATGCTCTTGTATTCAGCCGACCTGGCCAAGGACGGCAATCTTCCCGGTGCCGCGGCCTATGCAGCTTTGGGCGCATTGGGTGCTGCTGGGCCCCTCAAGCCGGCTGGTGCCACAATGACCCGTGCAGGCAAAGTGACAAATACGTTGCAGCGACATGCCAACAGGATTACGGCGCCCTTGAATTCGAGAGTGGCCAGGGTGCTGCCGTCTGCTGTTCAAAATCACATGCCAGTGATCATAAGTGGTGTGCCGGCACCTGATCAACTGCGACATCTTGTTTACGCCACACCATAATTTCATGACATGGACGCTAAAGTTCCAATTCAATCCCCCGGGATCATCAGGGTGCTTGAGGGCATCAAGCCCGTGTTTATCACCAACAAGGCAACGGTAATTGAAATCCGCGACAAGTTCGGTGATTTGATGGCATTGTTTTTCAAACAGTTCGACAACGATGTTTGGATATTTACGACCAAGTCCGACGAGGATTGGGAGTCTTGTCTTATAAGACTCGGCTATTTGAATCCAAGTATAACCATGGAAGAGCTTGCAAAAGCTTCCGGGATCAAAAAATGAAGAAGATGGCGGGTGAAAATTCCATAGATCTGGCAAGACAACGTGCTGGAGACCACAGGGTTCTGAATACCGCGTTGCGGATGTATGGAAGATCCGTGGAAACTTCCAAAATGCCTAGGCTGATCGGTGTAATGGCCATCGCCGCCGTTGCCGGAAGAATCGCATACAACAGACAGAAAGGCCGGGACCACGCGTTCCTGATTTGATTATGCAGACTACAGTCGGACAACTTTTGGTAAACGAAGCACTGCCAAAACAGTACAGGGACTACAGCCGGCACATGGGGGCTTCAGAGGCAAAGGCAGTCCTCACGAGAATGGCCGTAGAGAACCCAGAGCTTTACAAGGAAACCAGCAGCAAGCTGGTTCGTCTTGGTGCGCAGTCCTCGTTCGACGAGGGAATCACGCTTTCCATCTCGGACACGCTCAGTCCTGTCAAGGACAAGAAGGAAGTTCTTGCCCATCTGAACAAGCAGAAGGCAAGAATCATGATGAGCCGGGCTCCGATGGAGGAGAAGGAACGTGCGATCGAAGCTCTCAACGACCAGATCCGCGTCTATCTCACGGATGAGACCTACAATGCTGGCCTGAAGTCGCAGAATCCGTTTGCATTGCAGGTGGCTTCCAAGGCAAGAGGTTCCCCGGCACAGCTTGTGTCTTTGCAGACTTCTCCGGGCACGTACACGGATACGCATGGCAAGCAGATTCCGATCTTCATCGAGCATTCGTTTGCGGAGGGCCTGAGCCCACACGAGTATTGGGCCGGCACCTATGGCGCCAGAAAGTCCGTCATTTCCACGAAGTTTGCAACCCGTGACGCCGGTGCCTTGGGCAAGCAGTACAATCGTGCCGTCATGCGTTTGGTCATTGCAGACAACGATTGCGGAACGGCTGCCGGCATTCCCGTGAATCCTGATGACGTGGATAACATTGGATCCGTTTTGAGCTCTGACGCTCCACCGTACAAGGCCGGTACAGTCATCACCAAGGAAGTTTTGCAGGATCTCAAGAACAAATATGACGAAATCCTTGTGCGCTCCCCCTTGACTTGCGGTTGCAAGGAGGGTCTGTGCGCCAAGTGCGCCGGCATCCGGGAAACCGGGAAGTTCCCGGAGATCGGCTCCCATGTTGGCCTGCAGGCTTCTTCTGCGTTGGCCGAACGCATCGCCCAGGGTTCGTTGAATGTCAAACACAGCTCCGGTGTTTCCCAGGGCAAAGGAAAAGCGGATGATGGTGATACCTATGCAGGTTTTGACGTTATCGACCAGCTTTTCCAAATCCCCAAGGAGTTTCCGCATCGTGCCGCGATTTCCACGGTTACTGGCAACGTGGAATCCATCGAGAAGGCACCACAGGGCGGCTGGAACATTGTAGTCAACGGCAAAACGCATTATGCCATTTCCGAGACAAAACCCAGATGCAAGGTTGGAGATTATGTCGAAGCCGGCGACCAGCTTTCGACCGGTTTGATGAATCCTGCTGATGTCGTTAGATACAAGGGAATCGGCGAAGGTCGTCGTTATCTCATGAACCGTGCCACGAAGGCATACAAGGATTCCGGGTATGCCGTCAATCGCAGGAACATGGAGGTTCTTGTTCGTGGTTTTCTGGATAATGTCCGAGTGGGCGGTAATGAGGGGATAGGTGATTTCCTCCCGGACGATGTTGTCTCATATAGCGCGTTGGCCAGCACGTACAAGCCCAGGCCCGATTCGGCGATGAGATCGGTAAAAGAGTCGATTGGCTCTTATCTTGAGGAGCCGGTCATGCATTATACGATCGGAACCAAGATCACCAGGAACGTCGCTAATCAGTTGCAGCGGCATGGACATTCAAATATCTATGTCAACCAGAACCCGCCCGGATTCGAGCCAGAAGCTACACCACTCAAGTTGATCTCCAGGAACGAGAAGGACTGGGTTGATCGGTTGGGCGGAACGTATCTGAAGTCCAACATCCTCGATGCGGCGCACAGGGGCGCCACGTCCGAGATCCACAGTCTGCAGCCTGAACACGCCATGGCGCGTGGCGTGGAACTGGGCAATCCCCCTCCGGCGTCGCAGTTCGGAAAGAAATGGGTGTATTGAGATGGACATCAAACTTATAAAGCAGGCCTACAAGTTGGGGTACCAGGCCGGGCTTTGCAGCACCAGTGCCCGGTTGAAAAAGCAGGCTTCCGACAATGAAGAAAAGCCCATTTCAGAGCTTAAGGACGGTGTGTATTCCGGCAGAAGGTATGGCTACACGTTCGAGTTGAATACCGGCGAGAAGTACAAGACACCAACTGGTACGCGCTGTACGCGTGAGCATTGCGGTGGCGTTCAGATGTATCGTGTCAACAACGGTAACGTTATTCCGCCAATTAGCATGGAGCATCTCAAGGACGGCAATTACAAGGCCATCCGCTATTTGGACATTTACGAGCTTGAGGATGGCAGGCTGTTCCGCGATCCCGACGAGGTGTACGTCAAGCAGAACCGGAACATCGCCTTGCGTGGTGGATACAAGTCAATCACTGTCCAAGGCGGAAGGGTAGTAGACATCGAGGCAAAGGTGCGGCTCCGCTCTAGGGGTGAGAAGAAGGCAAGCGCCGACGTTCTGGCCAACAAGTATTCAGACATGCTTTATCACGCCTCCCCACACGAGCTTGATTTGTTGGATGGTGCCAAAACCAGGCATGCACCCGGTTTTGTCTTTGTATCGCCAAGCAAGCATCACGCTTCCCTGTTTGCGCTTAACAGACGGAAAATAGTAGATGCCCTGAAGCAACGGATAGGCAACGCCATCAAGGTAAAAAATCTGAGTTACGGGCAGTGGGCGGACGAGCCTTCCGATAAAGCCCTGGACGTGGCTGATGTCTACGTTGAATCTGACAAGCCGTTCAAGCCTTTTTCAGGCAAACAGAAAGGTTATGTCTATTCCATCAATTCCGAGCCATATCGCGATAAGATAAAAAAATGGGATTACGACAACGGCGATAGGGAGCTATTGATAGAGGGCAAGGTCAAACCGGACTTGCGGGAAGAAATTGCAATAAAGTATAACGTGCATCCCGGAAAAGCACCCTAGTAATCTTCCACCAACTGGTATGTAAGGAGAAAACACAATGAGAAAGAGAAAAGACAGACCAAATTTCATGTACCGCAAGACGCTTGTGCAGGGCCCTATGGGCTACGTGCGCCCGATCGAAGACGTTCGGCCGGGCGAGTGCGTGGTGGCCATCGTGGGGGGTGACATTTTCAATCCGAAGCCAATGTGCGTGCGGGCCGTGCACGATGCTGGCATGAAGAAGTGTTTCCGTACCTGCTTCTCGGGCCAGCGTGTTTTCAAGCCGGGGGCACTCGGCAATGCGCCTGGGTTGGGGTATAAACCGGACAAGGACGTGGACGTACTCGACGGGGACGGCAAATGGTGCCGGGTCATGTATTGGAACGTCGTCCTCGACCATTCCCCCGATCTGCAGATCCTCTGTCATCCGGACTGGAGAGGCAAAGCCGCTTTCCAGGTCCGCAGGATGCAGGATTATTTTAACGCCGCGTGGGCCATCCGCAACGTGTACGACGGGCAGGATTTTCTCCCGTCAACTGGCGAAAAGATGATACCGCTGACCGGACTGCGGCATTTGTATGGGCTGGAGCTGGAAGACCGCAACGCCTTCTTCCTCCTGCAGAACGGGCTCGTGGTTGGTAGCGTGTAGTTTGCGGCAACCTTCTGCTTGGCAGTTCGGAAAGAAATGGGCGTATTGAGATGAACAAAGAACTTGTAAAACTGGCATTTAAACTCGGGTATCAGCACGGCATGGAGAAGCGCGCCGATCCGCCAAACAGGGGGCTGAATGATCCAAATCCGCTGAAACGTGAAGTGTACAAGCAAATCGGCTATGTTCCGCAGCAGGAAGGATCGTTTCTTTATTCAGACAATCAGGCAAATGACAATCAACGACTTAGGGATATATATAGTGAGTGGATGAAGAGGCCTGAAAATTTAGGCCCGGATCTCCAAAATCCAGCCACTCCGGAAGTTATAGCCGCTGATTGGGATCTTCAACATGCAAGTGGCGGTGGTCGTGGTAGCTATTACGAGGTGCCAGAGGCCCCAACCGCAAATGGCATACCATATATTCATCTTGGGCCATATCCAGAAAACAACGAGTATAGCTTCAGACATGAACTAGGCCATGCAAAAGATTATTGGCTTTATGACAGGAAGCCGGATTTTCAGGCACAATATGACAAGAATAGGCTGCCATTTGAAATCCGGGCCTGGGATCTTGCCGGCGTTCCGAAGAACAATCCAATACGACGTGGTGCGCTGAAGACATATGAGGCGCTTGAAAATTACGAAAAATACAGATTATTGCCGGAGGATGATCCTAGATACGTGAATTTTCAGGACGCAACCGCCCAGAATAAAGAGCTTCGGGACGCGGTATTCAGGGCAGCCGCTGCAGATTACAGTCCGCCGGGGGCTTGGAAGAACAAATACAACGACGAAATGTCAAGGTATGGCGTGCATTTGATACATGATTATGAAAGTGCATTGGATGCTGCCAGAAAAGGAATTAAATTTCATATTTTATAGTATTTAGCCGTCGAGAAGTTCATGGAGATATATCGGCAAAGAAAGGAAGAGAAAATGGCAGAAACGAACATGAGGGACAGTTTTTTGGGGTTTTTGAGAGGCCACCGTGTACAGGGTTGGGACGGTAATCGTGCCGAGCCTTTGTCCTGTTGCGTGTATGAGGCTGCAGTAAAGCTGGTGGAAGCCCTTCCGGCTGGTAATTTCGAGTTGTTCAAGCGCGGATCCGACGACAAGTGTCTTGTCTGGGCGGAGATCCATCAGGCGGCACACGAAGACGCCTTGGTGTTCAGGTTCTATGCCAAGCCTGAAATGTTCGGGCCCGCTTATTTTGCCATCATGGTCGACCGCGACGGAAAATATGTGTTTGAGTTCGAGGGGCGCGAAATTTACACACACGGTGTTACCAACTCCGCAACACGGGTTGCCAAGATGTTGATAGATCATTTGTCCGAGCTTGGTGATCTAATGATAGATTCGAGGTAGTGTTGAAATGAATAAAGAACTGGTCAAGCTGGCTTTCAAGCTCGGTTATCAAGAGCAGATGAGGAAGTCTGCACAGACTTTTTCGGATGACGGGTCGTCTTTTGTGCTGGCGCCTGGACAAACTCCGGGCCATGCAATCACGGCATGGAACCGTTTGCATCCTGACCAAAGAATAACGGTCGACCAGTTGTCGCAGGCAAACAACGGTTTGGACCCGACAAAATACAGGGCCGGCGTTTCTTATCGGTTGCCGGCAGCCGCACAGCCAGCACAGCAGCCTGCTCCCGCCCCTGTTCAAGCGCCGCTACAATCTCCGCCGCAGGCACAGTCAGCACAGCCTGTGCAGCAGCCGGAAGAACATTGGCCTATCGTAAACTGGTTTTATAAAAAGAGCCCGACGGGAGAATTTGCAAGAGATGTTGCGAGAAGCAATGTAAATCGATTCGCCAGATGGACAGGTTTGGTCGATGAAAACGATTCTTTGATATCCGGTCGTGATGTAACGTCCATGAGCAATGAGCAGATGGATTGGTTGCGGCAGGCCATTTTGGCAAAGCATAAGGGTAAAGTTCCGGCGACCGGCAGTTTTGGCGGCGTTAGAAAATCAGTTGGCAGAAATACCGATGATTATAGAACTTATGTTCATCCGGGGTTCAATTATGCGGCATTTCCGAATACGGACAATCCTAATTCCTGGGGTATTGTGAACAAGTATCGGGCGGCAAATTGGAGAAATACCGGTGTCCCAAATCAGATAGAATACACGCTTGGAGACTGGGGCTGGACGACGGATAAAGATGGAAATGTGATTGTCAATGATACTTATGACTTCAATTCAGCGGAGGGCCATCGGCAATCCGGCGAATATGGCGGCATCAGAAGGTGGGCGGGCGAAAATGCGTCCAGAGACACCGATCCTGATTCCGGTAAAACCCATTTTAACATAAATCTTGGCAACCCGAGTACATGGGGTGAATTTGATCCGCAGAGATTCCACGGATACAACGAGCCATATAGGGAGCAGTTCCCCAATGATTTCATCTACAGCCCAAGATAACATCAGGGTCAAAAATGAACTTTCGGCAGGTATCCCCGGCATTCAACGACGTAAAAGATTCCTTGGCACTTGAGTACAAGGACGACGCGTCTAACTCGGTCGTTGTATTCGGTGCACACCTGTTGTCGTTCGACGTGTTTCACGAGCTCAAATCCAAACACGACAAAGTCATTGTTTTTCAGTTGGAACAAATTACGACGTCCAGGGTAAAGTTTTTGGACAATAATTACGTTGATTGGATGAAGTCAGCTGATGAGGTATGGGACTTTGACAAATGGAACATCGACCATTTGAAGACCATCCGTTCGGACATAAAGCTGCATTTGCTGAGGCCATATAAAGTTTGGCCGGAATCGCATTCGAAAGATATCGACATTTTATTCTACGGTACACCCAGCCGGCGTCGTCGCAGGTTGTTGAACCATCTTAAGAGAAAATACAACGTGTGTGCGCTTGAGGGTGAGTTCGACAACCTGGACGATTACATACTGCGTTCAAGGGTTTTGCTGAACATCCATTATTACCCAGATAGTCCATTGCAGGAACAAGCTAGGATGATCAGGTGGATTGGTGCCCCGTGCCAGATTATTTCGGAGAAATCGGCGAACAACTATCTTGGTGTCAAGGAACTTGAATATAAGGAGTTGTTTGATTTTGATTTTCGGTGTATAAAACAAGGGTGTTCGGTTTAACGGAATAATTATGAAGTACGATCCTCCATACAATATTGAACAGATAGAGAAAATCTATGGTCGAGTTCTGGCAAACAGGCTTTTGAACGATCCCGTGCATAGGTGGCGTGCCGAGACCGGTATAGAGCTTTTACATCGGGAACCAAGCTTCGCTGAGCAGAAGAGAGCGGCATCAAATTGGAAATTGATGACGGAAAAACAGAAGAGAATTTCGGACGAGAAGTCCGTCGAGTTGTTCGGCAAAAAGAACTTGGAAAGACTGGACGAGCTGCTGGCCATGCATAAACATGCCGGGCTCCAAGATTTTACGGGATCCGCCGGGCGCCGGCTGCTCAGTACCGCCCGCAATATGACACGTGTGAAAAAGTATTTCCGAAAATCACAAGATGACGATGAATCCGACGGACAGGAAAGGAAGAATACCAAATTCCGTGGCGCCGAAAAAGTAAAGCGTTTGTTCGGCATATCAAAGTGTGGAGAATGATAAATGGGCTATTTTTTCCAGATCACAAGCATCAGGGTTTCTTCACCGCGCTGGGCTCATAAACTAAAGAGCTTGGACGATAAAGACCGTGGTGAAAAGACCCGTGAGTCGAAAGACAAACCAAAAAAGCCGGCAACAAAATCCGCACAGGTTCTGCCTCAACAGTCCCCGCGCCCTGTTTCGTACCAGGCCGCCAGACAACCTGTTGCACAACCTGCTGCGACTAAACAACCTACTGCACAGCCTACTGCACAGCCTGTTCAGCCTCAACAGCCTCAGCGCCCTGTTTCGTACCAAGCCGCCAGACAACCTGCTGTACAGCCGGTTCAGCGTCAGGTTGCTGCACAGCCTGCCACCCAGCAACAGCAGGAACAGGCTAGATTCCAGCCCTCGGAGCGTGTTCAGGCTTATTTCAATAATCTTGTCCCGGTAATCAAGCAGAATTCCGGAGTGCCAGGGCGGGATTACAATGCGAGCCGGTACAAGCCCAATTTCTGGGAAGACATAGACATTCGTACCAATGTCGAAACTAGCGATGATCCTGCCGACGTCCAGGCTTACAACGCACATACCGGTAGCGGGCGAAACATAACTGGTTGGGCATTTCCGGCTTACGGCGACAACAAAGCCAAAATCAGGTTTGTCGGCACTCCAGACGATGAGACTATTGTGCATGAATTGAAGCACTATCAAAACATGGACGCCGATTTTGACAACCCAGGTTCGGGTAGATCGGATTTGGATAACCGCAGGTTGCAGGCCGGATATGGATTTGCCGGTGAAGACGTTGCCGGAACTTACCTGGGCGTAAGGCCGGAGCTGCTCCCGCAGCTTGCCCAAGATGAACAGGCTACCACCCACGGTGAATATCAATTCCGTGTATTTAACGACCTGTGGGACCAGCTTGGCCGCGAGCCAACACCTGAGGAATTTTTGCAGCATGTGGACAACATGCCAATAGAAGATCTTATCAGGGCGCGCAGTGAACGCGACGAAGCTCCGAACAAGTATTTCCAAAGGGCGATGGACAGACATGTATGGAAATATATGCATGATCCAGATTACGACCGTTCGACGTTCCCGGCGGCAGAAAATTTCCGGCAGGCGCTTAAAACCGTTGCACAGCTAGGCAGACGGCGTAATTCGATGCAGTCTGCGCCTTATCCCCAGCAGGATATGAACGCGTAACCATTTCAAGATGGTGTTTCATTATTTATTGCATATCATCTGTCGTGAATGTATTCTTCTGATGAAGCGGTTATCATGAAGGATAAAAAGTCAAAGCCAAAAAAACGCAAATCTTTGCTGGATCGGTTTCGCAAACCTGTTGCACCCCCGGTTGTTGAGCATGGGCCAGAATCATTGGCGCCTGGCTTGGCTTTGATGGCTGGCGGTGCCGGCACTGCAGGTCTGTCAAAGTTTTTGTTCGACATATTTCGCAATGCCGGGCTTGGTTCAAGTCCCAAGCTGACCCCGGAGGCCAATGCTTTGATAGGCAGGTTCGGCGACAGCTTGCATGGGCGTGTCGGCGATTGGTCGAATTTCGCTTACAATTATGCCCAAACCGGTTCGGATGCAGCCAGAACCCCGTTGTTCGTAGGCCGTGACGTTTCCACCGCCGACGACATCATGGGCATTAAACATGACGTCGGTAAAGCGCTTGCCGAGAAGATCAAGAACAGCCTTGAGCGGCCGTTTGGCATCAAAGTTGGGCCAAACCGGTTTTCGAAGCTTGTGGAGCCTTTGGCTAATGGTTTTTTACGTATTGGTGACAAGCCTGTGAAGCCTGTGTTGCAGGATTTCAACGGCGACGTCGCCGCATATGGCAAGGCATTGAAGAAATACAAGGAAGACCTGCTTGAGTTCCAGAAAGGTGTTGCCCATTACAAGTCCTTCGAGCTTGGCCCAAGGCAGGCATACAACCATATGGTTCAGGAAGGCGGATTCGGCATGCGACTTGGCGAACTTGCCGATTCGATTTTGGACGCCAGAAACAATTATGCCAATCCGGAAAATCTCGCCAAGCGCGTTTTCAAGACGCCGGAACAGTATTTTTCGTGGAAGATGCGGGAAATCATCGGCCCCGCCTCTGCAAAGCCCGTCATGAAGGATTACGCAAACATGGGGGCTTTCAGAAAGGCTTTGCGTGGATACAATGCAAACGGCACGGGTCCCGTATTTTCTTCGTTGTTCGAAAAATCGAAGTCGCTGACGTCCAGGGAGGCCCTTATCAAGGCTTTGGCCGCCGGAAAGGCTCCGAACGGCTCCAGCATGAAAGCGCTTGAGGGTACTTCGGTAAAGGGGATAATGGATTACCTTACCGGTGAATCCAACGACGTTATGAAGTGGAAAGAGATTCCCGGCGGACGCGGTTTTCGTCTTGAAGGAAAACCAAATTCGGTCGCTTTCAGAAACATCTCCGACATGCGGCAGAACCGCAAGTTGATACAACATTTCGTTGATCCCATTCTCGGCCGGAATTTCCGGCATGCTCCCGGAACTTATGGAGCTTCGTTGTCGGCCGGCCGGTTTTTGACGAATCTGTCCCACAGGCCGGTGCGGGTTGCAGGTGGTGCGGCCGCTGCCCTTGGCGCCGTGTCCGTTGCGTCTATTCTTTACAAAAAAATCAAAAAGATGCGCGAGCGCGGGGAGAAATCCGCTGGTTTTCTTTCTCCGTCCGGCAATCTGAAGACACGCGAAAAGGAAAATAAGCCCAGCCCCCGCAATCTTACGTTCAAGGACGTTCTCGCTTTGCTTGTCGGTGGCCGTTCCGCGTCTTCCATGGCCTCTTACGGGCGCAATTTTTCAGCCCGCGATTTCAATCCATTCGCACCGGTGCATGCCACTCTGGTCGGTGGAGTGAAACCGTACAATGCCGCGGCCCGCGACAGTCTTGGGCCTGCGTTGACACTGTCCAACAGGCTTTTCAAGCTTGTCGGGTCTGGAGACAAGGGCGAACTCAGGAAGTTTATCGACGACCTGGGTAAAATAAAAACCAAAAAGCCGGCATTGAAGGAGCAGATTGCCAGGCTGATCGAAACCGGCAACGGTGCTCTTTCCGGCAACAAACCGCCAAAGAATGTCGAACAATTGCTTACGAAAGACATAAGCGACGCACTTCGTCTCGATTCATTTTCCGCACAGGCCCATGCAACGGCCGATGCTTTGCGGGCCGGTGGTGTGAAAATCGACGATCACATTCTTCGTGCAACAAATGATGCGCTGTCCGGCGGTGCAGATCGCGTTTTCGACAAATCGAAGTCCTATCTTCCGTCCATACTGACACCCGAAAAGTTGAATAAGTCCGACATGATCGTGCAGATTGGTGATCATCCGCAGGAAGATTTGTTCAAAAATGAAAGAAACATGCGCGGTACCAAGTTGTACCGCGTGAATACGGATTTTGGTCCTGGCAATTTCCGGCAGCCCGAATCGTGGATCGACGGCAGGAACTGGATGCGCGTTGAAAATCCGAAGCTGTACGACCGGATTGTCACGCCCGGGCTTAAGTATTTTAAGCGTAAGGGCCTGATGACGTCGGATACGTTTGGGTTGAAAGACAGTTTGCACGTTGACAACATAGCCGTGTCTCCGGTGTTTTCCAAGAGTCGGTTTTCCGATAATCTTGCAACGGCAACCGGCAAGGGCCGCGTGAAAGCAATGTACACGTTTGGTGGTGGTGCTGGCGGATTTCTCGGTCTCGGGGAGCCCAAAGTCGACGACGTGATGCGGTACAACCTGAATAAAAATCGTGTTCTTGACGATATTCTTGGCGCTTTGAGGAAGAAACACGGTGACAATTTCGATCTCGATTTGTATGTCGGCAACACACTGGACGACGTGTCCGCGAAGGAAAAAGGCAGCTTGCGCCCTACAGAGATTCCACATAATCGTAGGCTTCGCAGGTTCCTGTCCAAGATAGAAAATGCCATAACACCAGATTCCGAACGAGAGGCAAAAGGTCTTCCTCCCCTTACCGAAAAGCAGAAATTGCTGAGACAACGCATGAAGGGGCTCAGGATCGTTCGCGGCGTGCCCCAGTCGGAGCTTGCCAAGGCATACGCCAATTCCGACTATGTGTTTATGGTCCCGGGCTCTACGTCGGCCGAGTTTGCGTCGATACGCCCAAACCAGTCCGGTATACGCGGCAAACTGATTTCCATGATCCCGGATGAGCTGCTTGAAGGCAGATTGAAACCCGGGCAGCCAAATTGGATGGCGCGGCATTTCTCTCCCAACGCCGAATATGTCGAGCATATGCTCAAAGGAAACACGGCCAGGGTCGGGCTTGCGTCGAAGACAAGGGCGGAAGACCTCCTTAAAGCCGTTTCGGAGCCAAATCACGCCATCAAGCCGCCGAAGAGGCGTTGGTTTATGTCTTCGGGTTCGACTGGCGGGTGGGACAAGGCGGTAAAAACCATGAAGCATGACGTCAGGATGTCCCGGCTCGGCAGACTTGGCAGAATGGGTATGAAGGCCGTGCCGTTTGCGCTTGCAACTCGGTATGGTATTGATAGAATACGGAGGTTGATCGATGAAAAACGAAACGAACGCGATCGGGATTGATAGCAACACATCTAACGAGGTGAATATGGACAAACAGCTTATCAAAATGGCTTATCGGCTTGGTTTTGCACAGGGCAGGCAAGATCTTGAAGAGAAGAG